CAACAGCGTCTGACATTCTAACAACTCCGGCTGCTGTAATAGCAGTTGTGTTTGGTAAAATACCAACAGCGTCAGCAGCTTCAACAACACTACCTAAAGAATCTAACTCTTCAGAATCTTCCCACCCAAGTGAAATTGTTCCTCCGCCTAAAGCATCGTGGCTAAAAATTACATCATGTAATCTAGCTCCTTTTGGTATTTCACAAAGTTTAACAAGATCATTTGCTGCTAATTCAGTTGCATCTACACCATTTCCGCTATCGGGTAATGAGTATTCATCAAAAGCAATTCTAAGCTTTCCGTAAACTTCACCAGTATAAATTTTATTTTCTGGTCTATCTACATCTCTTTTAGTGGCATTTAAGCCAAATTTCTCTGCCATGTCATTCTCCTTTTATTATTGATTGTCAGCAACAATCTCTAAACATTTATCTTCTTCCATTCTGGTAGCGCCAATGCTCATAGAGCAAAAAGGCTGAACAGAGTATGACTTGTCATCTCTTTCTGTGATTCTAGTCACAATGTCTTGACCTTTAGCTAATAGTAAACCACTTTGTACCCATGCTGGCAAGACTACACAATTGGCAGGAGTAATAGTTCCGCCTGCTGATCCACTAGGTTCAGCTAACTCAGTTTTACCAGTTGATACTTCGTATAGAAGCCCATTACCTTGGTATCTTGCTTTACCAGTTAAATCTGAAACGCTTAGAAGTCTTTCAGTTCTAATAAACTCAAATCCCATAAAAGAATTTACTTCGCCTTTTACAAGAGCTTTAACTACGTTAAAATCATTGCTTGTAATTTCATTTTCTGCTAAAAGACCTTGATATAGTTGCTTAGCATTAATTGCAATATACTTAGAGTCACCATCGTTAGCCGCTTCTCTCTCATCAAAAAATTCAGCAGCTCTTCTAAGAGTAAGTTCAGATAACTTAGTTGGTGCTGCTTCATTTGTTTTTTGCGAAACTAACACGTTTCCTGCTGGAAGCTCTACAGAAGTTCCACCACTTCTTCCAGTGTAAGCAGTTGCACTGAATTCTCTAATAACTACGTCATCTTTAGCTCTGTTCATAGCAGCTACAGCAGCTTTTAAGTAGTCACCTGCAGGGTCAGAAATCATTCTAATTTTATCTGCTTTGTCTACTAGATCAGCCCACTCGTAATCTTCAAGCGTACATCTACGTCTGTCGTGTGGAGTGTGAATCAATGGTGTGTCGCTGTGACGACCAGTTTTTCTTTGTGCTACTGTGGGAGCTAATTGATCCCAAAATTGAGATTCACTGTTTTGGGTTTCTTCTCTAACCTTACCAGAAAATCTGCATTCCATTTGTTGTGATAGGTGAATGAATCCTGCATTGAACTCATCGACCATTGCCTTATCGACTTGATTTGACATTTCAACCTCTTTGTTAAAAGTTAATAGTTAATAATAAATTTTAGTTTGCGATTGTCCGGTTAAGGATCGACATAGGCATCTTTTACTAGGATCGATAGAACGATTGTCCCAACACCTTATTTCAGTATATTGGGACACCGCGATTATTGTCAAGCATTATTACATATTTTTTCGTAAATGTAGTTGACGTACTTCTTGCCTTACTCTTTCATGAGCAGGATGTGACTTATGGTAGATAGGATTGTTTGGATCTTCATAAATTTCAGATAAACGCTGTGTTGCGCTATCTTTAGAACTTTGAAGTGGTGACTTAGAATCGCCATCAATTATTTGTGCTTCTTCGTGCATTGACTGCCCAAGTTTAGAAAAAGCTTCAATTAGCTTAGCATTTGTAGCCAATCCTGATTCTTCTAGGTACTCTAAAAATCCGGGGTCATCTATTGACCTAACAGCAATTTGTGCTAGTTGCAAGTTTCTATCATACTTATCACCCCATTTATCTCTAAGTGCTTGTTGCTCTTGCGCTACTTGATTTTGTATGTCTTCTTGCTGCATTCTCGCAACTTCTTCACCTTTGTCCTTGTACCAGTTGTAAATAGCTTGCGCTTGCTGTGGCAGCACTCTTTCTTTTAGTGCCACTTCTTTATACATTTTAATAAACTCATCTTCTTCCGCATCCCCTGATCCTTTAACCTCATAAGAATCTAAATTGTCAGGTAGCCCCAGTTTGTAAAATACATCACTCCATTCTGGTCCGTCCCATTCTGCATGTTTGTTAGGAATTACTACTTTGTTTGCTCCAATTGCCTTTTGCGCATTTACATAGCCCTTGAGTAATTTCTCATTGCTGTCAACAAGTTTTAACGATGGCTCTGTTAATACTTCTGGTCCTAAGTCTTTGTACTCATGTAGCCATTGCGGTAAATCGTTTAGATTTACATCAGGCTTTGTTTCTACAATAGTATCTACTTGTGATTCTTGTGTCGGCATATCTGCCGTTAAACTACCTGTGTTTTCCACAGGTGCTTCTACTGCTTCTTCACTCATTGTTGCATCTCCTCTATGCGTTTCCTAAACTTGCCAATGTCAAAGTTTAGTATTCTTAATATGTCTAAGGCTACTTGCCTTTTTCCTTGATCGTAAGCCATAGCATAAGGATCATTAACAAACTGGCTGTTAAGCACGTGACACTTTCGCATCAAATCCTCTAATACAATTTTTCCTTCGTCACAATCGAATACAAACTTGTAAGCGTTTGCTAACGATTCTGTTTTGTCTTGAATGTCATTTTCCATACGTTTCCTATTCTAGTTCTTCTGCCATTTGTTCCATACCGGGGATGTCTTGTACACTTCCAAGTTTATTAAGAGTGTTAGCAGATGATTCATTTGCAGCCATCTGTTGCGCTAACTGTTGTTGTTGCGCTCTAGATGCTCTTATCTGTTCAACCTCTTCAGGTGATCTATATAATTTAGCTGCAAGTCCTGTAATAAAACCTGCATACCTTAACACTTCGTCATGGTTGTAAATGTCTGTAGCTTCAGGATTCATCTCAATAAATGGCATGCTTAGTTCAAGCGCTCTCATAAGTGAGTTACCTTCGCTTGCTCTTTGTGCTTTGGCAATCTGTGAAGTGTATCGCACTTTAACTTCTCTACCTGCAAGTTCTCTTGGTATAGGACCAAACATGCCTCTAGTTAGCATTTGTGCTAACACTATATCAACTAAAGGTCTTAACAGTTCGTCATGCTGTCTAGCTAATTGTGGTGCCATAAATCTTTGTGACTCATCACTTAGTTGCATAACTTCTTGTGCTGTCTTCTGTGGACCTTCTCTTAGTTGTAAGTGATCCATAAAGAATGCTCTTCTAATATCTTGTTGCAAGTCTTGCATAATATCTTTAGTTAGCAGTGGTTGACCTAGTAACGGAATAGTCTTGATTTCATCTTGTGTTCCTGCTCTAACATATGTAGTTCCACCGGGTCGCAAGTCTACTGGTAAGCCAAAGCCATCATCAGGAATAAGCATTGGTGGATCAGTTGCTTTTTGATTGTAGCGAATCATGTTTGACTTAACTTGGTTTATTAGTTTTATGTCAGGTAGTGCTGACATGGCAGGAGAGCGTCCGTACACTTCACCACTTAGCTTTGACCATCTTGGTGTAAGGTATGGAAAATTGTTCATGCCTTTCATTTCAATAACGTGAGGCTTTCTTGTTGTAACATACATAGAAACATAATCTTTCTTGTATCCTTTTTCCATTACGTAATCCATTCTAGCAGCATCAGCGCTTTCACAAATTACATGCAGCAATCTTTCCTTCTTCGTTGGATCTTTCTTTAGGTCTTTAAGCATAGACTCGCTAAATGATTCCTCCCCAAAAATATCAGATAGCTCCCCTAGTGGTAGTTCAAACTCTCTCCATATTTTATTTACTTTACCTGTAGCATCTTCTTCAATATATACTTCATAGATTGGTCTAGATTTAAAACGTATTATTGATTCTTCATCAGGCAAAACTTCTAATACGCCAGTTCCAAAACAACCTAAGTCTAAATATAATTCATGTATCTCAGTCTGAAAGTTAGATGAGTTAAATACATTGTGCATGAGATCTGTTGCTGATTCTAACCACAATGCATTCTCGTATTCTGAGTCTCTCTCATCATCTCCAGTTGTTAGCTCAAACCATTTCTGTGATGGGTTGGTAAGCATACTATGTAGTGCTGCTGCAAGGTTTACGTTAGCATTAACCGCAGTTGAATCAACAAGCAGTGTAGGATTGTTTTTCTTCTCACCTTTAACTCTGTTCCAAGGTTCTATATAAACATCAGATTTTCGTGGTAATACTCTATCGGAGCATTCCTGCCAGTGATCGTCCCAGTTGTGTCTCTCGCCTTTTATTTTGTTAAAACGCTTAACAAGCTTTTCTGCATTTTTATTCATTATGTTTCCTACACAAGACTAGCTTGCTCTTGTTTTTCTTCTTCTAATTTTGATTTTTTTCTTTTAACAAGCGAAGATAACCCTGCGTCTCGTGATGAAAGACCCATTTCTCTTGCCCTTGCTTTATCTACTGCTTTAAGTTGTTTTTCTATCCCTTTTCCATACTTATTCATAAATTGTTTTACGTTTTGATATTGATATTTTTTTTCTGCATTATTACCAAATTGAAAATATCTTTGATAATAAGTACCTGTTAAATCAGCCATTGGGTCGCCTGATTCTGGAGCAAATAATTGTGATGCCGCTTGAGCTACGTTTCTTCCTCCGACTCTTCTATTTCTAATCATATCTAGAAATAATAAGTTAGCGCCTGCTCCAGACATAGGATTTATATTTTCTCTAGCAACTCTTTCTCTGTAAACTGGATCGTAACCCAATCCTTGGTAAAAAGATAAGGGATTAATTGCTGGAGTTAAATCCATTTCTTCATCTTTCTTCTTTTTAGCCATTACATTCCCCCAAAGATATCGTAATCCATTATAGCAGATGGTCTATTGATTTGTCTGCCATACCTATCTAGTTTAACCTCATTTCGTGTATTAGACAACCTTCTTGATGCCATCGCCATGTATCTAAATGCATCAGCCCCGTTGGATGCCCAGTTGTGTAGCGGCTTTTGTTGGAACACTTTGTTCTTAGCATCCCACTTTTTCTCATAGTTACACAGCGCATCTATGCCTCTGTGGCACCTCTTCTCATCAAACCAACAACTAGGCAATAAATGCCTAACTGCATTGATACCATCTAATACTGGTTCCCTCGGTAGTATCTGTGGTCTAAGACCAAGGTTACGCATTGTTTCAAGCATGGAGCGCCCAGTTTGTAGAGATGTCTTAGAAGCATCATGTGGCACGTAATGATCCCCGTAAACATAGTCTTTACTCTGTAAGTGCTTGACATAGTGTGCGATCTCTTGTCCACTCGTTTCATAGTAATCTATTAGTCTAAACTCCTTTCCAACTATTTGCAAGAACCAAATAGCAGTGGTGTCAGAATATCCTAAGTCCCAGAAAGTATGTACTGGAACATCAGCCTCCACTGGTACACTGCCTATCCTGTTCTCATTCCTAGCTGTATTCATCAGCTTGCCATAGAATGCACCTACAAGCGCTGCTGTAAACGAGCAACCAAACTCTTGGTCATATTCTTCCTCGCTCATTACACTGCGAGCCATCTCTAGCGTAGGTAGATCAAGTATCTTAGTCTTATCAGCATTCTGTATCGTAGCAAACCATTCGTCAGCTATATCCTTGTTATCATGTAACATGTTCTGCCTAGCTACGTTGTAGATATCGAAAAAGTGATTTTGTCCTTTGGGTGTTCCAATAAATATACACCATCCTTTTCTGTCTGCCAAAGCAGGTCT